GCGGCCAATTCGGCCAAGTTTTCCTTCTTTTCGTCCTGGTCCAAGAGATCAGGGTCCACATACTCACAAGTGAGCGACAGACCATTCTCAACATTGAGACTCGGAATTTTCTGGAGACTCGGCCCTAGCCGTAATCCGAACTTTTTTGTCGCCCTATAGGCCAAAGGACCTCGAAAACCGAGATCCCAAGTTGTGAGTCCTAAAGGCCGTATTTTTCCTATGTTCCAGCTGAACCAGGCCATAGCCGCGCGATAGCGGAGTGACCCTTTCAGACCAGCAATAAAATCAGAAAACCCCTTCGAGAGGGTATCGAAAGACTCAGACTCACGTAACATTCCCATTCGGACAGTCGGAACCACACGATAGAAAGCGCCGAAGCGCCGACAAAGTGTGGAATTAAGCGAACCGAACTCCGGGGATACGGAAGTCTTAGTCTTCTCTACCTCCAGCGAGAGCTGACCAACTGTCTCCATCCAGTGCGCACTGAAGTGCGGACCGGATCTAAACAGAATATCATCTCCGTTAATCAGACATGGAAACTCAGAACAATCAATCCCAACTGAATCGCCTGCATACAAGAAAGCGATTCTATTCTGCAAACAAAGCAGAGGGAAAGAAAGAAATGAACCCATCATCTGACCTCTCGTAGGACAAAAATCATCTATGCCGTGCTCAAGGTTGAACAACGTGGGACGCAGGATACTCATGGCGTATGCTTTCATAGACCCCGGCACAGAGACCGTGGACCTCAGCAACTCGTCAAGAATAGCTTCGGCAACCTCAATAGAAAGGTTGTCGGTGGCACTCTTATAGTCCCCCGATGTTAACGTTTCGCCTGAAACAAAAGAAAAACCAGCACGCTGTAGAACGTCAGTCGAAAAATCGCCTCGGCATAGCCACTTCTCGCGCGACAACCTATCATAGATCGCTGAATGCAACGGTCTAAGGTGAATCGCGTCCGCCGAGAATTTGCTAAGAGGGCGAGGCTTCCCCGCGCTTTGCACGACAGTAAGACCCGAAGAAACGCTGAGAGGACGGGTTGCCCCGTCCAAACAAGTCGTTAGGAAATCTTGATGTCGAAATTTACCAGGTCCCTCATAGGAACCTGAGACAAAGCCATGGAGACCGCCCGCACCGCGGCGATTTTCCAAACAAGCTGACAAAGAAGGATCGCAGTTCAGCACACAAGACTCGTACGAGCCGGAATCCCACCCGTGAGGGAACAGGTTCCGAACACCTCGTCGCGCAAATGTAATGTAACCGCGTGGAAGGGAGGGTGGTGGAGACCGGAAATGGTTAGCGACGGATGAAAGCAAAGGGGCTTCCATACACCGGCATGATGCCGGTTGTAGCTTCTTGATTGAATTCCATGCGAACTCTGCTTCACTGTCCACGGCAGGACAGTTCTGCAGATAGCACTTCGTTTCCCTACTAAGGTCGACACAATTATCCGATTTTGGCTCGAATTTCGGTGCCTCGCATTCGTAGAGGTATTTCCAAGTAGCTACCGCTTTCCAAATTGTCTCACAGAGACGGGAACGGTAAGCTCGACAACGGCGTCGAGTAGCGTACGCTTCAGTAAACGTCATAGTAAAACCACAGGTTTATGACGGCAGGCTGAAAACGCTTAAGGTCTCAAG